TGTAAAGATTGGGTTGAAGCAAAAGACATGCAGAAGTCTCTTAAAAGTGTAGCCGCCGCGCTGGGCTATGGCGAGAGTGAGATATTTCCAAAGCAGATCAAACTTCACTTAGATCGTGGAGATGTAGGCAACTTTCTAAACCTACCTTATTATAACGCAGAAGATGGTCTGCGCTACGGCATCCTAGACGACGGCACTTCGGCCACGCTGGAAGAGTTCTTTGAGCTATATGAAACCCACGCTCAAACGCCAGAGCAGATCCAGAAGCTTCAGATAACAGAAGCAACCGAAGCAACGCCTGTAAGAGACGGCCCTCCGTGCCTACAGCACCTAGTAAAAGAGAAAATCTCTGAGGGTGGGCGCAATAACGGTCTGTTTAATATAGGCGTATACCTTCGCAAGGCGTTCCCAGATAGCTGGGAGACAGAGATCCTGACCTACAATATGCAGTATTTTGAGCCGCCGTTGCCGTTATCAGAAGTTATGGTCGTTGCGAAACAGCTTGAGCGCAAAGATTACGCCTACCGCTGTAGCGACGCGCCTATCAACGCGCACTGTAACAAAGAGCTATGCCAGACCCGTAAGTTTGGTATCGGCTCCGCTGTGCAGAATGCAACGGTAGCAAATCTGCGTAAGTACAATTCAACGCCGCCTGTCTGGTTTATGGATGTAAACGGCGAGCCGCTGGAGCTAGACACTGACGCCCTGATGAGCCAGCCGCTTTTTCAGAAAGCCTGCATGGAGCAACTCAACTTCATGCCGCGAAGCGCCGCAAAGCAACAGTGGGAAGGCCGTATCAGTTCTCTGCTTACCGAAATGCGCGAGAACGAAAGCGCCATCATGGAAGTGGCAGTGGATGCCAGTGTTAGCGGTCAGTTCTACGACTACCTCGAAGAGTTCTGTCGTTTCCTACAGCAGGCGCAGGATAAAGAAGAGATCTTACTCCGCCGCCCTTGGACCGACGAAGACGCAATGGTAACCTTCTTCCGCCTAAAAGACTTCGAAAACTTTCTAAAGAAGAACAAATTCTTTGAGTACAAGTCCCACCGAATTGCCCAGCGCCTGCGTGACATTAACGGCGATAGCACCGTTCTGAAGATCAAAGGCCGCGCAGTGCGGGTCTGGCAGATCCCAGCATTTGAGATTGGGGACATAGATATAACAACCCCAGACTTTACTCCAAAACAGGAGAGTCCGTTTTGACAGACACAGTTCTTAAAAAGATGCGAAACGCAGAGATCGTCCGAATGATCGACGAACATCACATGACAAAAACCGCCGTCGCTAAATGGTTTAAAATAAGCAAACAGCGCGTGTGGCAGATTTACGAAAGGGAGAAGAAAAATGTTCAGGATATTCGGCCCTCCCGGAACGGGAAAGACAACCAGACTTCTTAACATGGTTGACGACGCGCTCCAAAAGGGCGTGGCCCCAATGAACATAGCCTTCCTAGCTTTTACACGCAAAGCCGCCAACGAAGCAAAAGAACGCGCCGCGAAACGCTTTGGTTTAGATCCCAAGAAGGACTTGTTCTACTTCCGGACACTACACAGCCTAGCTTTGACCTGTTCTGACATACGCCCCGAACAGGTAATGCAAGACGAAAACTATAGAGAACTTTCCAAAGAGATGGGAGTACAGCTAAACGTAGCACGTACCAATAACTTTGCGGACGATCTTCCAGATATGACCAAAGCAACAGACCCTATCTTGGGTTTGATTAACCTCGCCCGAATGCGCAAAGTGCAGCTTCGCCAACAGTACAACGAAACCCCTATAGAAATAGAGTGGAATATTGTAACCTACGTGGACAAGTGCCTAACCAGCTACAAAGAAAACATGGAGTTGTTCGACTTCACCGATATGCTGGAAAGTTTTCCTAAAGAGGGTCAGTATAACTGTCCTAACTTTGACCTATGCTTTGTAGATGAAGCGCAAGACCTTTCCCCATTACAGTGGGACATAGCGCACATCCTAGACGAACGATCAAAAAGAATGTACTGCGCGGGCGACGATGACCAAGCCATCTACCGCTGGGCAGGCGCAGATGTAGACCACTTTATCGGGCTGGACGGCGGGTCAGAAACCCTATCACAGTCTTACCGCGTTCCCTTCCTAATCCACGAACTGGCAGAACGGGTCGTGTCCCGTATCGGTAAGCGCTTCCTTAAAGAATACAAACCAAAGGTCGATGAATACGGCTCAATACGCCGAATATTTAGCGTCGAAGAGATCGACATGTCAGAAGGATCGTGGCTCATCCTCGCCCAAGCCGGATACCAACTACAGCCCGTAGCCACAGAACTCCGGTCCTCCGGATACCTGTTCATAAATCGCGGCCATCGCTCCATCTCCGAAAAGATATCCGACGCCGTTAACGGTTGGGAGCAACTGCGTAAAGGCAAAGAAATCACAGGAGCCGTAGCGCGTAAAATATACAGCTACATGTCAACTAAAGACCGCGTGAAAAGAGGCTTTAAAACCCTGACCGCCGTCGAAGATACAGACTTCGTAACCCTCGAAACACTGACCGCGGCCCACGGGCTTCTAGCTACAGAAGATATGGTTTGGCACGTTGCTATGGACAGACTTCCAGAGAACGACAGAGCCTACATCATTGCAATGCTTCGACGCGGCGAACGCTTTAACGGCGAGCCACGCATAACCGTGTCAACAATTCACGGGGCAAAGGGCGGAGAGGCGGACAACGTTGTATTGTTCACGGACCTATCGCCCGCCGCAGAAGAACAAATGAATGTTAACCCAGACGACACGCACCGCGTATTTTATGTGGGCGTAACCCGCGCTAAACAAAGCCTGTTTATCGTTGAACCTCAAGATTTTACAAGGAGTTATGATCTATGAATTGTTGGAATTACCTATGCAAATGCGGACATAGATGGACCTGTTGGTGGGACAAATATTCTGAGGACGAATGTTCTGAGTGTAGGAAACACGTTTTACCAGAGGAGAAATTACAATGAACTGTTGGCATTGCAAGACAAAGCTTATTTGGGGCGGCGATCACGACTGTGATGTCGATATAATGGCCACAGGAATAGCCGCAAACGAGGGTGAAGACGTTGAATATATGTACGAGGCTTACAGCATGGTCACAAACCTCTCATGCCCTAAATGCGAGAGCTTTGTATTAGTTTATTATCCAAGGGAGAAAGAAGATGAAACGTGATGAAATTTTAGATAAGGCAAACGAACTTATCAACGGACAACGCGCCAAGGACTACGGCGATGCGTTTGAAAACCACAGTCGTATAGCAAATGGCTGGAATGTCATAATGAACGGCGCTTTGATAAGCCACGGCTACCTGACAGAACAGCACGTTGTTTTGATGATGGATTGGGTAAAGACGGCCCGCCTTCTGCAAACCATAAACCACGAGGACTCTTGGTTGGATAAAGTTGGGTATAGCGCTCTTGGGGGAGAGTTTTCTGGAAAAAGCGAAGAACTTGATAATCTCGGCATAGACGTTGGAATGCTGAGAGAAGTTGAAGCAACAAAAAGAAAGATGAATAAATGAAGCTGAAAATAGCCAGCCCCTCCTTGAACTCAGAATGGGTTCCCCCAGCCGAGTTACCTGATCTTACCGGGGCAACTACTATTGCCATCGACGTAGAGACAAGAGACCCCAACATAAAAAAGAACGGCCCCGGTTGGGCTGTTGGAGATGGCGAGGTGGTCGGCTATGCCGTCGCTACCGCCGATTGGGCTGGCTACATTCCCACAAGACACCGTGGGGGTGGAAACTTAGACGAAAAGATAGTCAATCGCTGGCTCAAGAAAGTCTTCGACTGCCCTGCCGACAAGATCATGCACAACGCACAGTACGACGTGGGCTGGATCAAACGCATGGGCTTTGAGATAAACGGACGGATCATCGACACGATGGTAGTCGCGTCCCTGTTAGATGAGAACAAATTCTCCTACGCACTAAACTCTCTTGCCTTTGAGTATCTGGGGCTCGCAAAGAACGAAAGCCTGCTTCGGCAAGCCGCCAGCGAGTTCGGCTTTGACCCCAAGGCCGATATGTGGAAAATGCCCGCAATGTATGTTGGGCCCTACGCCCAGACAGACGCCGAAGTTACCCTGCAACTCTGGAACTATCTAAAAGTAGAGATCGGCAAGCAGAACCTTTGGAATATTGTCAACCTAGAGCTAGACCTACTGCCATGCTTGGTTAACATGACATGGCGCGGTGTTCGCGTGGATATGGACAAAACCGAGAGAACGCGCGACGCGATCCTAAAACGAGAGAAATTAGTCCTCAAAGACATAAAAACTCTAGTTGGCAGAGATGTAGAGATATGGGCGGCAAATTCTATAGCAAAAGCCTTCGATGACCTCTCCATACCGTACCCAAAGACAGAAAAGGGTGCGCCGTCGTTTAAAAAGCAGTTTTTGGCAGACCATACCGAGAAATTACCGCAATTAATCGTCCAAGCGCGTAGCTTAAACAAAACCAGCGGAACTTTTATCAATAACATCCTAAAATTCTGCCACGGAGACGGTCGAGTGCATTCGCACATCAATCAGATCAGAGGCGACGATGGCGGCACAGTTTCTGGGCGCTTTTCTATGAATAATCCCAACCTACAGCAAATCCCGGCCCGCGATCCCGAAATTGGTCCACTGATCCGGTCTTTGTTCCTTCCAGAAGAGGGAGAACAGTGGGCGTCAATAGATTACTCGCAACAGGAACCGCGGATCTTGGTCCACTACGCTCATGTCTACGGAAAAAGCAGGGACGTGCCTTTAAGAGGTGTGGATGAGTTTGTAACCAGCTACCGAGAAGATCCGAACATGGATTTTCACACAATGGTGGCAGAAATGGCGGACATTCCTAGAAAGCAAGCAAAAACCATCAATCTGGGCATGATGTACGGCATGGGCGTCGCAAAACTGGCAGACCAGCTAGATATTGAGACAGCAGAGGCCAAAAATCTCGTTAAGCAGTACCATGACCGCGTACCTTTCGTAAAAGGACTGATGACAGGCGTCACAAACCGTTTGAACAGCAAAGCAAGCGGTGGAGCGATTAGTTCCATCCTTGGGCGCAAGTGTAGGTTTAATCTTTGGGAGCCCGACTCCTTTGAAATGACAAAAGCTATGCCTTACCAAGAAGCAATCCTAGAATATGGTGAAACATGCCGTCTCAAGCGGGCTTTTACATACAAAGCGCTAAACAGACTGATCCAAGCGTCCGCCGCGGATATGAC